TGGAGAAATTACTGCCATTAGAAAAGATACAGAGTATAATGAGATTGGAAAGGAATTTGCAAGGAGAACTTACGATGAGTCTGGCGATTATTATGTAAAAGAACCAACTCTTGAAGTTAAGGAAACTTTAAACAACTTAAAAGGAAATAGAGGAGTTTTTCTTGACACTCAATCAACTTATAATGGAAATGTACCATCGGAAAGTCTGGGCACATATGCAATTAGTCCAACTAAAGCATATGTAAGAGGATATGAGGTAGAAACTGTCAGTCCAACATATTTGGACTTTGAAAAACCAAGAACTACAAAACTTTTATCAAATCAAAGCATTAATTATACAACTGGATCAACATATGGTCTTAACAGAGTAAGTGGTTCTCCAATTATTGGATTGTCTACATCTTATACTGTAAGTTTAAGAGATAATAGAATTGGTGCTACTAAAACTGCTGCTGCAGGTAAAGAAATTGGGGTAGCAAGAGTTTATGACTTTGCATTAGAGTCTGGTTCTTATAGTACAACTAATGCAGATGCAAACGTATGGGATGCTTCTCTGTTTGATATTCAACCATATACTACAATTACATTAAATCAAAATATTACGTTGTCAACTCCAACGTATATTAGAGGAAAAGCAAGCGGTGCTACTGGATTCCTTAGATACGGCATAACAAATGCAGGTATTATCACTGCATATAACACGCATGGTAGATTTGCTCAAGGAGAAGAATTTGAATTTGATAGTGTAGAAAATACTAGAGTATCAACCGCAGTAACTGCATATACTACAAAAGACGTTCAGTCAATCTTTGGGATCGTTGGTAGTGCATCTACATTTAATGCTGATGTTATTCAAACTCCTTTAACAGATCTTGGTCAAGTTAATATTACTGGAAATAGTGGTGGTATTAGTACAGTAACCAACACAGATTTATCCAAATTCTTTGTCGGAATTACTACTGTTGGAGATTTAGTATCTTATTCTGTTCCGGGACTTACTGTTCCGACTTTCTCTAAGATTGAGTCTGTTTCTCAACATACGCTTACTTTATCAGGAATTACAAGTGTAACTGATGTTTGTGATGGAAGTCTTCCAAGTTCTAATATCAACCCAAGTGATTTTACAATTCTTTCTTCTAGTTTCCAAGAAGGTTTAGATAAAACTCTTTATACAATTCTTCCAAAGCAAAAAATTGCTTCTGTTGATCTAACTGATTCTAATTTAACTATTAGAAAGCAGTTTGACGTTAATATTACTGCTAACTCTACTGGTTCTGTTTCTTCTGGTTCTGCCCTCGAAACTTTCTTACCTTTTGATGAGGAAAGATATGTTCTTATTAGAACCGATGGCGTCACTGAAGCATTAAGTGCAGATAAGTTTACATTTGGTTCTGGTGGAGCAACTATAACAATTAATGGACTAGGAACCAATAGTCCTGCTAAGTTGATTGCTACTCTAAGAAAGACAAATGTAAAGTCTAAAATTAAGAATAGAAATAAAGTAAAGACAATTACTATTTCAAAATCAAAATATCAGCAATCGGGTATTGGAGCAACCACTTCAAATGATGGTCTTACATATGGTACTGGTTATGGTACTAGAGTTCAAGACCAAGAAGTTTGCTTACTTCTTCCAGATGTATTTAAAGTTCATGGAGTTTTTGAATCTTCAACAACATCTGATGCAGATCTTCCAAAATTGACTCTTACTTCACTTTCTGGACCCACTAATAAGACTGGCGATCTTTTAGATGGAGAAGAGTTTACAAGTAGTGATAGTAATTTTGTTGGAATTTACCTGAACTCTGTTGATGACTTAAATATTAATTTTGTTGCCCAAAATGGTAATAATTTGGTTGCAGGCGAGACAATCACCTTTAAAGAATCTGGAATCACTGCACTTATATCAGTAATTGATAACGGAGATAATAATATCAGTGCTAATTTTACCTTTGATAATGGGCAAAGAGATACAATTTATGATTATTCTAGAATTATTAGAAAGTCAAACGTTAAGGAACCAGAAAAGAGACTGAAAATTGTCTATGAGTATGCAGATTTCTCGTCATCTGATACTGGAGATATTACTACAGTTAATAGTTATGATGCTTTTGGATACTGTCGTCTTCCCAAGATAAATGGAGTTAGTGTTTCTGACATAATTGACATTAGACCTAGAGTTTCTGAATTTACCTCAACAACTTTATCCCCATTTGAATTTAATGCTAGAGAGTTTACTGCTGATGGAAACTCTGCTGCTAATATTCTAGCTTCAGATGAATCTATTCTTCTAGACTATTCATTCTACTTACCTAGAATTGATAAAATTTACTTAAGCAAGGATGGGACTTATCAATTAATTAAGGGAATTGCTGCTGAAACTCCACTTCCACCAAATAATATTGAAAACTCTTTAGAAGTTGCAACATTAACTCTTCCTGCATATCTTTGTAAGGTAGAAGCAGTTGACGTTTCTTTGAATAGACATCCAAGATATACGATGTCTGATATTAAGAAACTTGATACAAGAATTAAAAATCTTGAATTCTACACATCACTTTCGATGATAGAATCAGACACTTCAAACCTCTTTATCAGAGATGTAAATGGACTTAATAGATTTAAGTCTGGATTCTATGTTGATGATTTCTCAACAACAAGAACTCAAATTAAGAAAACAATTGTCAAGAATAGTATTGATATTAAAAATTCAGTATTGAGACCGTCTCACTATACTGATGAAATTGATTTAGTTCTTGGTTCCAATACACTTATTGGAATTGGAACAGCTTCTAACCCAACTGTCGATCAAGCGTTTGCTACAGATTTGTCTACAGCAAACATCACAAAGACAGGTAGAGTTCTTACATTAGATTATGGAGAAGTTTCATATATTACTCAGAATTTTGCATCTAGGACCGAAAATGTAACTCCATTCTTGGTTAATTATTATGCAGGAACTATTGAACTCAATCCAGCTTCGGATACTTGGTGTGATACCACTAAACTTGCTGCAAAGACTATTGAGGTTGCAGGCAATTATGTTGAAACGATGTCACAATTGGAAGCAGGGGGATACGATCCAAAATCTGGATATGGTCCTGTTGTTTGGGGTTCTTGGAAGACTACTTGGACTGGTGAAGATACCAAGAAACATAGTGATAGTGCTTGGCAGGGAAATCAATTTATTAGAACAGATTTCCAAACAGTAACAAAAACTGGAACGAAAACTAGAAACGGAACAAGAAAACTTACTAAAGAAATATTTAATGATATATCGCTAGGAAATAATACACTTAGCACTCAAATTGTACCATACTTAAGATCAAGAAATATTGAGTTTACCTCAAAGAGAATGAAACCATTTACTAGATTATATGGTTTCCTTGATGGTCAAGATGTAAATCAATACATCGTATCAAAATTATTAGAAATTGAAATGACTTCTGGTGTTTTTGAACCAGGAGAAACTGTAGAGGGAAGAATTATTTTCACGGATTCTAATCTCAGTTCATCACAGACTGCACTTCAAAATCAGGCTGATTCTCTTTCCGGTTCATCAAATATGCCTATTGGCAGATCTGGACTCGACTCTGAAGATGATGAACCAGTTTTAGTATCACCAGATAAAAGTGCTCCTCAAATTACATTTAGAGTTGCACAATCTAACCACAAGTATGGTCCATATAATGATGCCACGACAGTATTTGTCAATAATCCTTATAACAAAGATCAGATTATTCCTAAATCGTATTCATCAACTTCTACTATTCTGAATATTGATACATTCAGTTTATCTGAAAAGAATACCAATGATTTCTTTGGATATGTTCAAATTGGCATGAAACTTGTTGGTAAAACAAGTAAAGCAGAAGCAAAAATTGCTAATGTAAGATTATTCTCGGATATTAATGGAACTATACTTGGTACAGTTTTTGTTCCAGATCCAAATGTAGCAACTAATCCCCGTTTTGAATCGGGAACAAAAGTCTTTAGACTTACTAGTGATAAAGACAATTCACAAATTCCTGGATTTGTTACTACTAGTGCTGAAGAAAGATTTGAGTCTAGAGGTACTTTAAATAAAACTCAAGAGAATATTTTATCAGTAAGAAATGTTAGAGTAGAAACTCAAACACAACAAGAGTCTGATTCAGTTACTGAGGAGAATACAACTACAGTAGGAACAACGGTTGTTGGAACATACCAACCATCAGGACCGCAGAGCCCTGGTGTTGTGGTCGGACCTGAGAATCCGATCGAACCTGCGGATCCGACACCAAGCGGACCAGGAACAGAAACTTTTATTCCTGTAGTATCGTCTACTGCAGACACGATTAATATTGAGGCGACAAACGTTGATAGAGTAGTTCTTAATGGTGTACAGGCGGCTTACGTTGACATATTGGGCAGAAGACCTGAAACGGGTGGCGAAGCATATTGGACTGACACAAGATATCCAGAACTAATAAATCAGGGGTTATCTCAATCCCAAGCAATTGCTCAAATTAGAAAAGATATTGCAAGTGGTCCAGAAGCAACATACTTAGATAAAGGAGAAATTGCTCGGCAGCAGACACAATATCAAATTACACAATCTACAGCATCTCCTGGTGCAACATTTACTAGTAATTCAGTCGATGCCCGCACCGTGACCCCGACGCGGGCAGCAAATACACAGGAAAACCTTGAAGAAAACCTTATCATAGCATCTTATCGACAAAATTTGGGTAGGACGCCAGTACAATCAGAGATTGACGGTTGGCAAGCGCACGTTGCTGCAAACGGTGGTAATCTTAATGATATTTTATCTGGAATTGAAAACCATCCGTCATCACTTACGCAGAGATGTTCAAATGGTAGAGATCCTCTTGGACAATCCTTCTTTATTAATGAAGATAGTGGCATCTTTGTAACTTCTGTAGATGTTTACTTCAGAACAAAAGATGCAACTTTACCAGTTACAGCACAACTTCGTCCAACAAAACTTGGAATTCCAACTAGCGAAATATATCCATTCAGTGAAGTTGTTATCGATCCTGATGATGTTGTAGTTTCTGATGATGCATCTCTTTCTACCAAAATTACATTCAAGTCTCCAGTTTATTTAACTGGTGGTGAATATCATTCTATAGTACTGCTTTCTGATAGTAATGAATATACTGTTTGGATTTCTAGACTTGGTGAAATTGATGTAACCTCTGCAAATGAAGATGAATCTAGACAAGTTGTTGTTACTGCACAACCACTTCTTGGTTCTCTATATAAGTCACAAAACGGAGAAACTTGGAATCCAAGTCAATATGAGGATCTTAAGTTTATCTTAAATAGAGCAATATTTGCTCCTCAAGGAACAGTCAATTTCTATAATCCAATTACAAATATTGATACAGATAATTCAAAATTTGTAATTAAGGACGCTATAGAAATTTCTTCCAATAGAATTAGAGTTGGTCTCGGTTCTACTCTACAAGAACCCAATTTGACTTTTGGAAACACTATCAGTCAGCACGGTTCTAATGCAACTGGTAATTATGTTGGTTCTGCAGGAACAGCCACTGGTTCATTAACTATTACTAACTCTGGTATTGGTTATACTCCTTCTTCTGGTTATTTTGTATATTCAAATGTTACTGCTAGTAATGTCACTGGAACTGGAAGAGATGCAACCGTAAACCTTGCTATTGAAAATGGAGTTGCTCTTGCAGCAACCATCTCCAATGGTGGAACTGGATATTCTGTAGGTGATGTATTGACGGTAACTAATGTTGGTTTAAATTCTCTTGGACGAAACATTAGACTCTCGGTTGGTGATATTACAGGGATCAATGAACTGATTATTGATAATGTTCAAGGAGACTTCCTGGTTGGATCTGTTGGAACAATGAGGTACACCAATAACTCTGGTATAACTACAGATATCAACTCAAGTAGTGGTGCAAATGTTACCATACCCGCAGCACCAATTAATGTAACCGATGGTTTACACATCAAGGTTAATCAAAAGAACCATGGTATGCATTCTACTATCAATAGAGTTCAGATTGCTGATGTTGCTGGAGACGTTCCGTCAACCAAATTGACTGCAAACTATCCAACATCTTCTACTGCTGACATTACTGTTGCAGATGCAAGCAACTTTGGAACATTTGAGAACGTGGGAGTTGGAACTACAAATCTTGGATATGCCAAGATTGGTGAAGAGATTATTTCTTATAGCGGAGTATCTGGCAATAATCTGACTGGAATTACTCGTTCTGTTGATAACACTCTTGCGTTTGGATATGACACTGGAGACTTCATTCAGAAGTATGAATTGGGATCTGCTTCTCTTCGTAGAATCAATAAGATTCATAACTTGGCAGACTCTACACTAACAGATTCTATTGGATTAGACTTCTATAATATTAAACTTGATATGTCAGAAGATGGTGTAGACAGAAGTGTTGGAACAAGTTTCCCAAAACTTTATCTCAATAGCACCAAGTCCGCAGGTGGAAATAAGATTAAGACTACTGAAAACATTCAGTATGAAATCATTACACCAATTGTTGAAAATATTACTCCTCAAGGAACCAATATTGAAGCACAGGTTAGAACGATTAGTGGCACTAGTATTGATGGAACTGAAATTTCTTACATTGATAAGGGATTTGAACCAATTACACTGAATGGAGAGAACTATCTGGATTCTTCAAGACTTATTGCATCTAGAATCAATGAAACTAACTTGCTTCCTACTCTGCAAGGAAATAAATCATTGACTCTTGCATTAACATTAACGTCTGCGAACGCCGCCCTTTCTCCTGTTATTGACTTGAATCGTGTCGCAATGATTCTTACCTCAAATAGAGTCAACAGACCAATCACAAATTATGTAACTGATAATAGAACTTCAAACCTCCTTAATGATCCGAACTCATTTGTTTATGCATCCACTCCAATTTCCCTGGAAGCACCTGCAACTGCAATTAAGATCTTCATGGCTGCGAATATCAATAGATTTAGTGATGTCAGAGCATTCTATGCAATTGCAAATGAAGAAACTGACCAATTAATCTATCAACCATTCCCAGGTTATTCAAACCTCCTCCAGAGTGGTCAGGTCATTGATAGTTCACAAAACGATGGTTCTCCAGATAAGTTCTTTACTAAGTCGGATACACTCGCACTGATTGAAAGTCAAGTAAGATATACTGACCTTGAATTTACAATTGATAATCTGCCATCCTTTAAATACTTCAGTGTAAAACTTGTTGGTACTTCAACTAACCAAGCATATCCACCAAGAATTAGGGACTTTAGAACCATCGCCCTTGCATAATTATGGACTATACAAAAGTAGAGGGTCATGTAAGTCTTGTACGTGACCCCGATACAAACGCAATTTTAAATGTAAACATGAATGATTATGAAAAGTATATTGCCCAAAGACAAGAAAAACAAAAAGAAGATCACAGAATAGAAAACATCGAAAATGAAGTTTCTGAGATTAAATCAAACCTTGACGAAATCAAAGATCTTCTTAAAAATCTATCCAAATGATTTGTAATCGAAGTCGTTCCCCTAAATATTACAGGATAAGTCGTACAAATGGCGCAACCAACATCTAGACAAGAATTAATAGATTATTGTAAAAGGCAATTGGGAGCTCCAGTCCTCGAAATTAATGTTGCCGATGAGCAAGTAGACGATCTTGTAGATGATGCGCTACAATATTTTCATGAAAGGCATTTTGATGGAGTAGTACAGACATATTTAAAATATAAGATAACTCAAGAAGATATTGACAGAGGGAAGGGGACAAATTCAGTAGGTATTGTAACAACAACAGCAGATGCAACTATTGTTGGAACAGCAACAACATTTAGTTATACTGAAAATAGTAACTATATCCAAGTTCCTCCTTCAGTAATTGGTGTTAATAAAATTTTTAGATTTGACAGTAGCACAATATCAGGTGGAATGTTTAGTCTAAAATATCAATTGTTTTTGAATGATATATACTTCTTCAGTTCGATGGAGATGTTGACATATGCGATGACAAAGACAACTCTTGCTGATATTGATTTTTTATTGAATCCAGAAAGTCAAATTAGATTTAATCAAAGACAAGATAGATTATATCTGGATATAGATTGGGATAGTATTTCAGTAGATGAATATATTATTTTAGATTGTTGGAGACTTTTAGATCCCAATGATTTTACAAGAGTTTATAATGACTCATTCTTAAAAAAATATTTGACAGCATTAATTAAAAGACAATGGGGTCAAAATTTAATTAAATTCCAAGGAGTAAAATTACCTGGTGGTATAGAACTTAATGGAAGACAGATATATGATGATGCTCAGAGAGAACTTGACCAGTTGTTAGAGAAAATGTCTAATACATATGAACTTCCACCTTTAGATATGATTGGATGATATGCTTAACCCATTTTTCCAGCAAGGTTCAAAAACAGAACAGTCTTTAATACAAGACTTAATTAATGAACAACTCCGTATGTATGGAGTAGAAGTTTATTATATTCCAAGAAAATATGCTACAACAAATACTATTATAAGAGAAGTTATAGAATCTAAATTTGATGATGCACACCCTCTTGAGGCATACTTAAACACTTATGAGGGATATGATGGGCAAGGAACTATTTTGTCAAAGTTTGGTGTTCAACCTTTAGATGATTTAACTCTTACGATCTCAAAAGAAAGGTTTGAAGAGTATATCACTCCTCTTACAAAAAACTTAGCAGATATTGAACTTGCTACTAGACCAAAAGAAGGTGATTTAATATATTTTCCATTAGGAGATAGACTTTTTGAAATTAAGTTTGTAGAACATGAAAAACCATTCTACCAACTTCAAAAAAACTATGTTTATGAACTGACTTGCGAACTCTTTAGATATGAAGATGAAGTTCTTGATACTGGAATTGATCAGATTGATGATAATGTTAAGGATGAAGGTTATATTCAAACTCTGACTCTCGTTTCTAGCGCGGCAACAGCAACAGCAAATACTTATATTGTTAATGGTGGTGTAAGACTCTTCACACTTTCAAATAGAGGTGACGGATACTCTTCAGCACCAAGAGTTGCTATTTCTTCTGCGCCAGCGGGTGGACTCACTGCTGTTGGTGTTGCAACTATGATTGGCGGATTAGTTGACTGTACTGGAGATAAATCAGATTCTAAGGTTCAGGGTGTAGAAGTAGTAAATGCTGGTTATGGGTACACTGTAGCACCTTCTGTAGCGTTCTTTGGGGGCGGCGGAGCAGGTGTAGCAGCAACCGCTACAATCGGAGATGGTGTCATTGGTATTGTCACTGTCACAAGCCTC